TCAGTCATTTTTCAGTTCCTTTTCAACTTTCTAAGACTATATTATACAGCAGTTTGCAATTAAAGACAACAACTAAATTTAATAACCTTACGAGTCTGAGGGGATTAGAAACCCTTGTAGATACAGGGGTTTAGAATGCGAAAAACCCCCTACGAGAGAGGGTTTGGAGGGAGGTAGAACCGAGTCTACTAAGGGTTACAGACCGACTAAAGCAGACGCTGGAGCGATCTCTATCCCTGAACCGAATAATCGGTTATATTCGTTGATCATTTTAGCCGATGGAGTGCCTTCAGTAGCGATGCTCTGGCTGAATAATTTCACTTTACCTTCAGCATAAGGCATGTATGGCATCAATGCTAAACCAACACCATCTTTTGTTTGTTGCATGAGGATAGTTGCTGGTGCTTCTAATGTATATCCTAATCCTGTAACTTCTGCTTTACCAATTAGTTCTTCACCACTAATCAATTTGAATACTTTAATCTCTGTCATTTCAATCCTCTATAACAAGTCGTTCAATAAAATCTGCTGCATGATTTTGGTCAGTAAAATAATTTACCACTGTTCTAAAATCATAACAATTTTGGGCAACTACCAGTATCTGTCTGTTCTTAAAGACAGAAATTTTAAGAACCCATTCGCCTCTGCGCACGGCAACGAATGAGATCATGTTGGGAGATAGTTTTGCTTTCATACAAGTATTTAGGGAGAGCCGAAACTCTCCCTAACTTGTACGATCACTTATAGTGTTTGGTAATCTTCTTTACCTACACCACACTCTGGACATTCAAAGTCAGCAGGAAGTTCATCCCACTTACCTTCAGTTTCCTCATCATGTACATGACCACAGACTATGCATACATATTCCATCACAGACCTCCTAGTACTTGTTTATAAGCATTGGCATGACGCTCTTCTACTTTCTTCAAAGCAGCAAAACGCTTTTCAGCCTTTGCAAGAATTGCAGAGAATTGCTTGGCATGCTCTTTTGATTCAGCGATTTGCTCTTGCATTTCTTTCTGCACTTCTAACTTACCTTCAGCCACAGCGATGGTTTCAAACTGAGGATACATTTCTGTAAACTCATAAGTCTCTCCATCAATTGCTTTCTGTAAACATTCCTTAGTGGATGGCTTACCGATTAACAATTCAAGATGACCCCATGCATGTTTAATCTCTTGGTCAGCAGTATGTTCAAAGTGTTTTGCAACATCTTCGAATCCTTCTTCACGAGCGATCTTAGCGAAATAACGATACTTGATATGAGCCATTGATTCGCCAGCCAATGCACTCTCAAGATTTTTTAATGTTGCGGACATAATATTCTCACTTTGTTTTATCATTTGGATTTGCTGGCACTTTGCCATTTACCCAATCCCAATCATCATCGGTCATAGGTATCCATTGAGTCATAGAAACCTCGCTCTATTATCATAAAAGTAACGAGTCCAATGTTCTACATCTGCAGCACTGGTTGGACGTTTACTATTAATGAATTGTTCAAGAGCAGATTGTTCTCTTGGAAGGGTAAAGAAATTCTTTATTAGATCTAGAAAATTCATCTTCCGATCCCCCTTGTGATTGCTTCTGCTCTCGCCTTGCGTGCTTCAACAAGTGCTTCAATCATTGCACTGAAGAATTTTTTACAGAGTTTCAGCAGCTTTTTCATATGCGTCTTCCTGTAAAAAAGATTTCTGTCCCTTAGTTTTAACTGGAACTTTCTTTGCTTTCTTTTCTTCTGGGATTAATTGATCAAGAGCGATCTTTAATACACCATTGAAAAGTTCAGCATCCTTAACTTCATACTGGTCACCGATTGCCCATGCACGAGTAAACGCACGATTAGCAATACCTTTGAACAAGTAATCAGTACCCTCTGGTTCCACAGACTCAGAGTTACCCTTAACGATTAGTTTACCACCATCGATAGTAATGTCGATTTCGTGTTGTGCAAAACCTGCTACAGCGATTTCAATCGTGTATGTATTACCGTTCTTGCGAACATTGAATGGAGGATAGTTAGGGATATTCTTAGTGAGGTCGTCATGCAATGCTTGCATCTTTGAGAATTGCTCATCAAAGCCAACAAAAACTTTATCAAAGTCTTTGAAGTGTTCACCAAAAATTGTGGGGATGAATTGTCTTACCATTTGTGTTTCTCCTATTAAGCGAGTTAAATTAAAATTGATACCCCAAAGGCATATCATTTGTGCTGGTTACTAGTTCCAGCGACAGCTTAACGTACTGTCAGCTTTACCAACGATTCGTAACTTAGTGGTCCTAAGGTGAATTCTTTACTTACTATTTATACAGCAGGTGTTGCTGGTGCTTCTGGCTGTGGCAATTGTGGAATTGCCTGTGCTTGAATTTTATTGATCAACGCTGCAATTTGATCGAATGGGTGTTTACCCAAAGATGCTAGAATTGCGTTTGCTTCATCAAGTGTCAATTCAAGTTTAATAGTAGGTTGTTGTGCTTGCTCAGTCATAATTACTCCATTGTTTAAGATTATTTAGTTTTTTTACCAATATTATATTTAGGAACAAGTTCCCATTGTTCTTTCTCTTTATAAGAAACTACCTTAATCTGAGAAAGTGATGCTTTCTGGTCTGCTTGTGTATTATTTAGTATCTTTAAAAGATCCCAATCTTGAAGCAAACCAGCAATCGCATTTCTGCGCTCGATATCACCTGAAGTGATATTCGATTCTTTACCATCTAGTGCAAATAATTCTTTGAAGTGCACGATGAAGTATCTACCTTGCTTATGTAAAATATGGCAAGATTGATACAATGTGTTTTCTTTTCTAGAAGCGATCCCAATCCGAGTCAGTGTCTCACGAACCTTTAGGAAATTGTCTGGTTCAGGTAATGTCACTTCAAGCATCGACTCATGAGTCCAGTCGTAATAAATCAATTCGACAGTCATTATTTTCCACCTTTGTATAATTTTTCTTTTATCATAACTAATTGATCCTCAGACAGAACGCTAAGTGCTTCCACTGCTTTCTCATCAGAATAACCAAAGTATTCTTTCACAAGTCGAATCGATTCTGTTTCGGCATCTTTTTTGTGCCATTTACTGAACCTTTTCTTCTTGGAGATACTATTTAGTAAAAAAGAAAATTGCCAGTCCTCTGGAATACCTGCATTACGATTCATCTCGTTTGCATAAAGGACTGTATCGGGGAAATAAGATAACCCTCTATTAATAAGGAATGGTTTATAATCCTTACTTGCTAGTGGGTCTTCGAATAGGTCTTTCTTGGTTGTGTTAATTGCGTTAATAAAATCAAAAGGTGTCATGAGTGAAACCCAGTTTGGGAGAGTACACTTTCTGAACATCCGAAAGATTTTCCTGGATATCGTTTTCTAAGATTAGTTTCAACTTCATCTTTAGAAGAACCTTGTGCCATAAACTCATGTGTTTCTTTATCGTAAACATAGAACATATCATTATGTTTCTCGATATTAATCTGAACAACACCCTCTTCAACTTGATGTTGACCAGATTCTTGCAAATACTCGATAAACTTTTCTGTTACTTTTTTAGCATGCTCTTCTCGTGCTCGCCATCCAGCAACTGCTCCACCGATCCATATGACAAATGTATATACTACTAAAAGAATAAGTTCCATATTACCCTCATTTGAATTTACAATTAGCCATAACTTCTGTAAGTGCTGCCATAATATTTAGTTCATGGTCAGCTACAAATGCAGCTTTGTATTGGTAATCGGCTAGTGTTAAAACGAGTTGAGGAATACTATTGGGATCCATATTTGCAGATGCAGTATCATACAATTCACGGAACAAACTTGTGGTATCGGCATCAGTTTGTTTGGCAACCCACTTACGCACTTCGGTAAAGTTCTTATCCTTGAGCAACTTGACCAAGTCTTTGAAAGACTCTTCTGACATATTAAGAAGAATCCCAGAGTCAATCTTACCAGATACTGAATAGCGTTGAAGTTCGTTTAGAATCCTACGATAGTCTGGGAAGTGTTTTGTGATTAGTTCGGCAACTACTTTAGGATCGAATGCAATATTCTCTTGTTTAAGAATCTGAACTGCTCGCTTGAAAAAAGCTGCAGCGATCTCTTGTTTGTCTTTAGAATCAATCTTGAATTCAATCACAGCACAACGAGAGTGAAGTGGTTCAATGATACGATTCTTAAAGTTACATGTAAAGATGAAACGACAATTACCAGAGAATTCTTCAATGAACGATCTCAATGCAGGTTGAACCGATTGAGCATTCATGTAGTCTGCTTCGTCAACGATAACGACTTTCTTGGCATCAGTAAGAGATACGGTAGAAGCAAATCCTTTAATTGTAGTTCTTAGAACATCAATTGAACGACCTTCATCAGATCCGTTTACAAGAATATACTCAGCACCGATCTCGTTACATAGTGCTTTGGCTACTGTAGTTTTACCTACACCTGCTGTTCCTGAAAATAAGAATGAGGGTAGTTCACCTTGTGTGATGTATTGTTTAAATGTATCTTTAAGTGTTTGTGGTAGTACACAATCATCAATCTTCTGTGGTCGATACTTTTCTACCCACAAGAATTGGTCTTCACGACTATCAATCATAATAACTCCATAACAAAAATAAGAGAGGAATTATACCCTCTCTAAAATCAAAAATCAAATGTAGAATCTGCTTCAACAGCTACGTAATATACTAAGTCATTATTAGGAGATTTAAAACGAGAGATCTTCTTGCTGGAAATGCTAACATCGTAATCTCCAGGAAGCATCTTTAAGTTTTCTACTTTCAGATTTACTTTGAAAGTCTTATCAGTATCGCCAACTGGTTCGCTGTAAGAGTTACCAGAAGCATTCTTCTTGTCACCAACCACTGCAGTAATCTTGCTACCATCACCAACGATTGATACATCGGCTGCACGCAGGACTGAAGAAGTTTTCTTAACCATATCCAACATGCTTGAAGTCATACGAAAGTTAATCTCTGCTTCAGGAAATGTAATTGCTTTCTGAGGAGCAGTTAAATTTGATGCATCGGCTGCAAAGAATTTAATATTCATGCTACCTTGTTTGATTGAGACATACTTGTCTTGGAAGTCCAACTCTGGATCTTCGAACAAAGACATCGCACCTAGAAACTCATTGAGATCATAGATGGCAAAGTCAGGGAATGTTTCTGTCACTGTGGCATCTGCCATGACATTCTTCTGTCCTGAGATTGTTGCTAGTTTATTACCTTGTTTCAACAGAAGATTGCTGTTGATGCCAGCAAAGTTCTTGATTAGGTTTACGGTTTCTTTAGATAGTTTCATTTAGTTTCCTTTTCAAATTGTACATTACTATGTATAAAACATTATACTTCAAAACGATCTACTTGTCAAGTTTATTTTTCTCGACAGAATAGTATACATCATGTTCATACAAGAACATCAGGCAACACATTGCATGTGCCAAGTGATTCTTACCAGTTTCGGGATCGTTTTGCTCTCCCTCTTTCCATGCCCAAAGATGCCTTTGCATTGCGTCAAAGTATCTACGTTTTGAGTCAGGAACATTCTTCCAATTATTTGGCTCATACTTCTCCGCACCAAATGTTAGAATTTCTACAGTCGCTTTTAATGCGAGTGGTGGAAGTAAACCATATTGTAGTTTACCTCCATCGAATTTACGCCCACCTGTGGTGGCATTTTGGGATTTCTTTACATCTTCTTTAGTTGCCATATTTCTCTCCAAATGAATGCACAAATGAGCACTCCGAAGAATGCCCATTCATAACTCACTTAGTTAGGCTGTACGAGTAAATACAGTAGAACCAGCAACACGATTAGCCAAAGCAACCATTGCACGAGTTGGACGACCGATGCGGTATTTAACCACTTCAGAACCATTCACAACTGCTGGGTTTGAGTAAACACAGTAACCTTGCTCACGCAGATTACGGATTGTGCTTGCAGGATGTGCAATACCGAAAGAGGACTTGATCTGCTTAGCAGTAAAAGTCTTACCCTTTTGTAGATGCGTCAATAGCAATTCTTGTTTAGACATAATATCTCCATAATTAACAACCATCAAATGAAAAAAATCATCTGGGGCGATGGCAGTACCCCAGATGACAGGTAAACTCTAATTAGACTGTGATGCCATTCTCACGAAGGATCGCATTGAAGTCTTCTGCGTCATCGTTGAAATCAGCAGACTCATCAACAATCTTTTGAAGACGAGACATTTCCATCTTATCTTCTGCAACTACTTTCTTAGTAGGTGCTTTGACTTTAACAGTCTTGGCTTTAGCAAGTTTCGCAACTTTGGCTTTAGCCTTTGCTACTTTTGGAGTATTCTTCTCAGCCAATTCTTTGGCATAAGCAGACAACTCGACATCAGTAGGAATCGGCAACTGGTATACACCACGCTCGACTTTATTTTTATTGAACAACCAATTTGGGTATCCAATCTTTTCACCCTTCGCACCAGTACGTTGGTCACGAATAGTGTAATAAATTGCAGCACATTCCTTCAGAGTGATCTGAGGATCTTTCTTGTACTGTTTGTTGGACTCGATTACAGCCACAACAAAACGCTTTTGAGACAACGACAAGTTTGCAAATTTCAACATAATATATTTCCTTTTAAAGTTTCACAAAAATTTCTAACTAACAGATACTATTATACTACAATTCCCAATTAAAGGCAAGTTTTTTGTAATAACCCTACAAAGTTGCAGGGATTACTAAAGTATTACTTTTTAGAAAGGAACCTCGTCCTCCACCTTTGGTGTCTCTACAGATGTAACAACCACTTCAGGTTGTGGGTTTGCAACTTTATCGAACAAGTCGATGAATGCAGATTTTGTTGCAGCATCGAAACGATTGCAACACAACTCAACTGCTTTCTGATGATTCTTGAAAATCGCAAAGGCACGAACAATATGGATCATACGACGAGTCGTAATTGTTTCATCCACACCACCATCCTCGAAAGTACGACGAATTGCTTCAGCCCACTTCACGAGTGTCTCTGCAAACTCGGCATCTAAACAGCCATAAGTTT